CGGTCTTAAGCATTTCGTAAGATCACCTATCAAAACTTCAATGGAAGGTGACTTCGATACAGGAAACGTAAGATACAAAGCTAGAGAGAGATACGTATTCGGATTCTCTGACCCTAGAGGTATCTTTGGTTCTAACGCAACATAATCGTTAAAACAAAATTTAAAGGGGGCTGTAAAAGCCCCCTTTTTATGATACAAAAGGTGTAATCATGAAAAATTTTCGAGTACAAATCAGAGCTTATGGATACTATGCGGACTTCACTATGGTGTGTGAGGACGATAGTAAAGCTTTCGAAAATGCCCTGCTTGACAAACTGGGTAAAAATGATATTGTGTGGGAAAAAGATGGATTCACAAATGAATCTAAAATGTGGCTAACCTATGAGGAGGTTATAAATGACACACGTTCAGGAACTCTACACGAAGAAGAGAGGTCTAGAACTTGAATGGTCGCAGCACTATAATCAAGAGAAAAGGTATACTCTAGATATGGTGAGAATTGATGACAGAATTAGACAAGTCATCAGTCATATTAAGTTAGCAGAAGCAAAAGAAGCTCAAAAACTTAATAAGATAGAAGAGGCTGCACCAGACGTTTCAGTAGCTACGTAAATAAAAGCTACATCGTTGAAATACGTACATTCACTACAGGCTCTCTTGCACTCTACTAAAAATTAATATATATTCAGCACACTATACATTTATTTAGAATACTGACGCGTATAGTCGACGGCCTAGAGACAGTATTCGGAAAACTAGGAGGATATAAATATGGCATCAACTACATTTTCGGGACCGATTAAAGCGGGAACGATAGCAAACACAACAGGTTCAACACTTGGTGATAACGTAAAAAACGTTGGTCAAGTAGTAATGACTCAATCATCAGATGTTGCCCTAACACACGCAACAACTACTGCAACTGCTTTAGGAATTGTAATTCCTGCAAACAGTCAAATTATGAATATAAACATAGTAGTAGAACAATTATTTGCGAACTCTTCAACAACTACAATCGCTATTGGTAATGGTTCAGATGACGCAACGGATATTGCGGCAGCTCACAACGTATCAGCTACAGCAGTAGGACCATTAAAAATGTTACAAGCTTCAGCTGGAGCTTGGGATAATATCGGTACAACTGATATTGAACTTTATGGTATTACAACTGCTAACTCTGCAACTGCAGGTAAAGCAAGAATCGTTGTTGAATATGTACAAAATAATAATTTAACTGCGTTATAATAATTAATTTAGTGTGGGCTTCGGCCCACACATAAATTTTAAGGAGAAATCAATGGGAACATATGTTTCAAATGTACAAACAACAAGATTAACTGCAACTAACACTGTATCTGCAGGACCTTGCAGATTGTTAGCTATTTATTTCGTTGCAGACACAACTGAAGGATCAATTGAGCTTAAAGATGGTGGTGCTTCGGGAACATCAAAAGCAGTATATGATACTCCGTTAGGTGCATCCACTGCTGGTCAAGAAGTTGCTTATCAAATTAATATTCCAGGTGATGGAATTAGATTTGAAACTGATTGTCACGCAACGTTAACGAATGTTAATAAAGTAACATTTACATTCGGCTAGGAGTTTAAATGGCCACGATCACTTATACAGTCACTGTAGCAAGTGGCACTAACCAATATGGCACTGGTAATAAATTTTATATTAACGGTGAAGTAAGTCCTGTCCTTTATTTAGAAGAAGGTAATACATATATATTTGATCAGTCTGATTCAACAAATGATACACACTATTTAGCTTTTTCTAGAAATCCAAATAATGATCCAGCATCAGCTTACACAACTGGAGTTACAACTACCGGAGTACCAGGAACTTCTGGAGCAAATACAACAATTGTTGTAGCCCCTGTTAAAAAAACTGGTGCACCTGTATTATTTTATTATTGCACTGTTCATAGTGGCATGGGTAATACAGCTCAAACTATTCCACCTACATCAGGCACTACAGAATTCGATCCTACGATGGATGATATTATTGAAGAGGCTTTTGAAAGAACAGGTGTAATGGGAACTAGAACTGGATATCAATTAAGATCTGCAAGAAGATCTTTAAATATTATGTTCCAAGAATGGGGTAATAGGGGAGTACATCTTTGGAAAGTAAAACTAGCTAAAGTTCCATTAGTATTAGGACAAGCAGAATATAATTTTGCATCTGATTCTACAAATTTTCCAAATGATATAAGTGATGTATTGGAGGCATATTATAGAAATAATTCCGATGCAACTGCACCACAAGATATTGCACTTACAAAAATAGATAGATCAGCATATTCAGCAACACCAAATAAATTAGCACAGGGCACGCCTTCTCAATATTATGTAGAGAGAAAAAAGAATCCTAGTATATTTTTATATACAACACCAAGTTCATCTGTTTCAGATGCTACAACACCATCTAATTTTCAATTTTGTTTTTATTATTTAGCAAAGATTCAAGATGTTGGTGGTTATTCTTATACAGCAGATGTTGTAAATAGATTTTATCCTTGCATGATGTCTGGTCTTGCATATTACTTAAGTCAAAAATATTCACCAGATAGAAGTCAAGAACTGGAAAGAAGATATGAAAGTGAATTATTAAGAGCACTTGATGCAGATAATCAAAACACTTCTACTTTCATTTCACCACAAACATTCTATGGAGATGGAGTATAATGGGTAAGTATGCATCAGGAAAAAGAGCTTTAGCAATTTCTGATAGATCAGGATTACAATATCCATATTCTGAAATGGTTAGAGAATGGAATGGTTCTTTAGTTCACACATCAGAATTTGAACCCAAGCAACCACAATTAGAACCAAAACCTGTTGGATCTGATCCACAAGCTTTATATAATCCAAGACCCCAACCTGCATCAAAAACAAGTTTAATTTTATTAGATGATAATCCTTTTGAATCTATAATTTATTCTGGCACAACTTATGTAAATGTTTATTCACCAGATCATCAAAGAAGTGCAGGTGATATTGTAAGATTTAGAGGGCCGCCTGTAGTAACAACTTCTGGTCCTGGTGGGAGTGATCCAGCTGATAATAGGAACTTACAACAATTTGCAACTATACCTACATTTGATAATGTAAGTGATTTAAATAATACAAGTGGATTTACAATTGCTTTAGGTAAGATAGACTCATCAGGAAATGTTACGGGCGCAACAACAACTGATGTTTTAACAAGTCCAATAAATTATTTTTATATAACGAGCACAAGCAGTGCAACAAGTGGAGGAATATTTGGTGGTGGTTCTAATACATCTGCTGGCCCAGTAACATTAGAGGTAGTAAACGGATAATGGCATATAGTTTAACAGATTTACAAACAGACATTAGAAACTACACAGAAGTTGGAAGTAATGTGCTTTCTGATTCTGTGTTATCAAGACTTATTAAGAATGCAGAATTAAAAATCTATAGAGAAATAGACACAGATCAAAACGTATTTTATGCAACATCAAACTTAATTATAGGTAATAGATACGTAACTATTCCTGCTGATTTAAGAGCAATTAGATATGTTCAACTTAAAGATTCAGAAGGCAACCAGTATTATTTAGAACAGAGAGATACTAGTTTTATAGCTGAATACTATGCTACACCAGGATCTAGTTCGGTAGATATTCCAAAATACTATGCAAATTGGGATGAAGAATTTTGGGTAGTGGCCCCAACACCTGATAAAACTTACGAGATTACACTAGCTTATGATAAAGAGCCTACAAGCATAACATCAGACACAGCAGGCACTTATCTATCTAATAAATATTCAGATTTACTTTTATATGGATGCTTGGTAAATACATATGGATACTTGAAAGGACCAGTAGATATGTTACAATACTACCAAGGACAATATGAAAAGTCTTTAGAATCGTATGCGATCGAACAAATTGGTCAAAGACGCAGAGACGAATATCAAGATGGTGAAATTCGTGCTCAATTAATATCTAAACCACCATCAAGCAATAAATAAGGAGATAACATATGGCAAACATAGTACCATTCGCATTTAAAGGTGAGTTAGCATCTGGAACGCATAATTTTAGTTCTAGTGGTAACACTTTTAAAATAGCATTGTACACAGCAAATCCATACACAACATCAAGCACGGTTAAAGTAGCAACTAACGAAGTTAGTTCTGCAGGTGGTAGTAACTACACAGCAGGTGGAAATACTTTAACAGGTCAATCAGTAACAGCTACAACAGCTACAACTGCAATTGACTTTGCAGATACATCTTGGGCTAGTGCAACTTTTACAGCAGCTTTTGCAGCTATTTATAATACTAGCTCTTCTGATAAATTAGTTGTAGTTTTGGATTTTGGTGGTAATAAGACGGCAACAAATGGAACTTTTACAATTTCATTCCCTGATCCATCTACACCAAGTAATGCGATTATAAGTATAACATCATAAGGAGATTAAATGGCGTTAGTAATAAACGATAGAGTAAAAGTAACAAGCACAACTACTGGCACAGGTGCGTTTGCACTTGGATCAGCAGCGACTGGTTTTGAAACTTTTGCACAAGGTATTGGAAATAACAATACGACTTACTATTGTATATTTAATCAAGGAACAACAGAATTTGAAGTTGGTCTAGGTACATTAGATGGATCAAGTGCAAATCTAACTAGAACTACAGTTATCTCCAGTTCTAATTCAGATGCAGCAGTTAATTTTAACTCTGGCACTAAAGATGTATTTTGTACATTACCAGCAAGCAAGTCCGTCTTTTTAGACGCAACAGGAACACCAGTCGGAGCAGCAAGTAATGGTTTTGCTTTAGCGATGGCGGTAGCATTATAAGGAAAAAATATGGCACAAGATTTTAGAAACGATCTACAAAGAAACATTGGAACAAGTGATACTACTTTAATAACTGCTGGCGACTTTGATGCAGTTATAGGTATTAGATGTTGTAATGTTACAACTTCTACAATTAAAGTTAGTGTTAAAATTGCAAATAGTGGTAATGACTTTTTTATAGCTAAAGAAGTTGTGGTTCCACCTAATTCATCTATTGAATTAATTCAAGGTGGTGCGAAGATTGTTTTAAAAAATGGCGATGTATTAGAAGCTGTTTCAGACACAGCAAGCAGTCTGGATGTAGTTACTTCTTTCATCGACACAATTAGTTCGTAAGGAGGATTATGACTGCAGTAATAAATGGAATCCAATATATTGGAGGACAGACATCACCGGATGAGT